GCGGCATCCTTGCCATTGGCTGCTGTGAACAACGCGTTTCGGAACGCATCTGTTCCATTGCCGCGAGCCGCATCAATGTTATCTGTGTCTTCCTTGGTAAGTGCTGATGTCCCCTTGCGCGCCTTCAGATCAGCGTAGATTGCGTCCAGTCCGTTGGTATCTGTGGCATTGCCTATCTTCGCCAACGTTTGGACGTTGCCTAAATTGATCTTGTTTGGATCTATTCCGGCCGCCTGAATCTGCTTGTTTAGGCCACCAAGTTGTCCGCTGTCCTGTAGGGTAATCAGGCTGGCCGACTGTTGGATGGATTGCAGTCCGAAGTACCGCTGCAGCATCTCGGCCTGAAGTTCCTTGCCTTGAGTGCCGCTCCCGGTGAGACGGCGCGCCTGCGCTAGGATCAAATCGAAGTTTGTCTTGTCCCCTCCGGGTCCGCCTGCGAGTTTGTCGGCGGCATCCTTGCCGAGCAACTTTTGCATGGCCGTGCCGTCGCCGAATACGCTGGCCCGACTGCCAAACAACCCGCCGCTGGCCTGCGCGCTTGCTTCCAATGGGTTCAACGAGCGTCCGGCATGCTGAAGTGCGGCGAACGTGAACGCCTGCCCCGCCTCTCCTGCGGCCCCCATATTAGTGGTCGCGTTGTTCGCTTGACCTAGAATGCTGGCCGCCAGTTCCGGGGTCATGCCGGTGATACCGGAATTGACCAGTCCAGAATACGCGCCAGTGAACCCCGCGACGTTTGGTGTCGACAGGCTGAGACGAGAGGCCAGCGACGAAAACGATAGCACCGCCTGCATGACCTCTTCGGCGCGCGACGACATCCCTGTCTTCTCAATGGTCTCGGCCAGGATTAGGGCGAACTGCCGGTAGTTCTGCCGCTGGTCGATGTTGCGCGCGCTGCCGAACATGTTGGCGGCCGCGCCCGGCTCGATGCCGTACGACCGGCCGAACCCGGCGGCTACGCTGGTCGCGTTCTGGAGCGCGAGCGGATCCTTGTCGGCGCCGCGGCTCGCCACGTTCATCTGCTGCTCGAGCGCCGCGAAGTCCTTGGAGTTGATGCCAAGGCCGTATGCCGCCGAGTCGCTCGCCACCTTCAGCCGCTCGAAGGATATGCCGACATCGCCCATCTGGCGCTTCAACTGGTCGAGCGTGCCCGCGCGCTCGCGCGCCATGTCGATACCTTCCGACACCGCGGATCCAGCCTTGAAGGCTCCGAAGGCCAGCGCACCTATCGCCGTGCCCCTGAGTAGCCCCAGGATTCCTCCACCCACCCCGCCGCCTCCCTGCGCGCCGGCAATAGCTCCGCGGCTTCCCGCATTCGCTACCTGAGCCAACCCTCCGCCAAACCCGCCGACGGCCGAGCGGCCGACGTCAGCTATTTCAGGCGCGTACGTGTACCGTTTCCGGATGCCGTAGCGCTCGCGGCGCGCCTCTTCTGCCGGGGTGTCGCCGGCGCCCGCAGGGACAGGACCGCCGCGGGACGCACGCTTCTTTGCATTGGTGAGGGTGCGCTCGACCTTGTTGGCATCTCGCTCAACGGCCGCCGGGTCGACCGGCGACCACTTCTTTCGGTTGATCGAATCTATCTTCTGTCCAAGCGCCTCAATCTTCTTGGTGAGCGCATCTATATTCGCATCGACTGGGATTTTAATGCCGGACACTACGTCACCTCTTCCCAGTCGCCGTCATCCATCGACTTGACAACGGCATCTAGATCGAAACCTTCGTCCTCTACTTCTTCCTGACCATTGTCCCTGTAGAAGTTGGCCCAGTAGTCGGTAAGGATGTCTTCGGTCGTCGCGTCGAGGAACCTAGAATCCGTTGGCGGCAGGTTGTACCTGCGCCGGAACGCCAGTTGGTAGCTTGTCGCTAGTTGGCGGGCTTGCTGCTTGCACCTCCGCTCCGCGCTTTGGACGAAAAGACAACTCCATGGCGCGAAGCGCGTCAAAGACGGCGGCCGTCTTGTCTTCCCACGTGTCGTCCATCAGCGGATCGACCTTGTCCAAATCGAATGACGCAGGGGCCTCCACCATGAGTACCGATAGCGTCGCAACAGCCCACGCACCAATATCGACTGGTAGGCCGTTATGTCCGTAATTTCCATTGCTAAGCCGGTTGTATTCGCTACGGATGAGGAAAGTATCGCGCATCGTGCGCCGACCGAAAGTAAACCGACCTATATTCTCAGCCGCACCTGTCGCAGGCTTCCACTCCACATCGACATGAAAATCAGTACCATTACCTTTACGCATCTCATCTCCCCAGATGATTCAGAAAATTAAGGGCTGCCAACACTCGTAGTATCCAAGCAGTTGAAGACCGCCGACTGCATGACGATCGCGTGCTTGGTGATTTCGATGTCGCCGCTCGCGTACGAGCATCCCAAGTACTTGCGGATCAGCGTGCCGTCGTCGCGCGAGAACGCCTCTATTTCGAACACGATCCCGGCGAGCACGATATTCGCGTTGTCAGGGACAATGCCCTGATCCAGTAGAGCGCCCTTATTGAGCACCATGGCGGACACGTTGAGCGTGTGCCGGGCCATGCCGGGAACCCACTCGACCGCATGGATATCGCCAATACCCGACGACGGCTCCGGCGAGTAGTCGTCATTCATGCGCACCGATTGCAGCAGGCCGACCTTCTGGCCGCTGAGCAGTACGATGATTCGGTTACCCGAACGCGTTTGAAGATTTGTGGCTGCCATGAGTCAATATCCTTTAGACGCTGATGGAGCCGCTGAACGGCACCAAGAAGATCGTGCTGGTGATGAAGTTCACGGGTATGACCGGTGACGCCTGCCACTGGATCTGGATGACATCGCCGTTCAGCGTGGCCGTGATGTTCTTGAACGCCGGATTCGTATCATTACCCACGATGACGCCAGGGCCGGTCGGCGGCGGCACTGCCAACTTAGTGAGCGCGGTGCTCGTAATGCTGGCCGCCTGAGAAAGTACGATTGGGCTTCCAGCGCTACCGCGCAGTACGTCTGTCGCCGAGCGCACAGTGCGCACCATGAAATCGACGGCCGCGCCGGTCGACAGTTCGACCTTGTCAAAGTTGTTGTTCGCAAGCCATGTGCTTATCGACTGCACGACCTTGAACCCGGTCGACGTGCTCTCGATCGGCATGACGCCAGCGTTGATCAACACGTCGGTTTCCGTCGGCACCTGGAGCACGCGCTCGAGGCCTTGGACGCTCAGCGACTTATTGGTCATCGGAGTTCCAGGCGGGAGCCCGGCAAACCCACCGGCAATCTTGGCAGCCAGCAAGTAGGCGCCGTACAGCGTAGACGCGCCGGCCGCATTGAAGTCGAAGTAGCCGATGTGCACGAGCCCGGTGCGATCGCTGTTCAGGCTAAGAGCCTCGGCGGTGGCCGCGGCATCAGACGAGCCAAGAGCCATGCCGACGATGCCGCGGCGCTCCGAGTTTCCGACCATGGACATAAACTGGCAGTGAGCGTCGTTCATGGCGTGGATGGCAGCAAGCGGTGTCGCTGGCGTAACCCATTGCACGTCGACCGACTGAAGCACCGTGTAGGCGTTAGCCCAATTGGTGTTGGTGGTCGTTCCGTCCGTGCCGCCCGACAGGAATACGGGGCCAACCGGAGCCGGCGGCAAGGCGGCATTGGCCGATCTAGTTGCCGTGACCAAAGGCTGAGCGCCGCTGTTTATCCAGTCTATGACCGCCTGCAGCACTGCAAGCGCCTGGTACGGCGCAGTCTTGACGTTGGCGGCCGTGACGGCGTCAAACGAGTTCGCCGAGGCGAGTACGCCGTTGCCACCCTGCACGCTCGCGGAGAAACCGGAAACCGCACTGATCGCTCCGACAACCGATTGTACGGTAGGGAACAACGCCAGGTTGATCGTCGCCACCGGCGTACCGGCCGGAGCATCCAGAGTGATCGTGCTGTCCGATATGCTGATGGTCGCAGACGCCTGGGGTCCGCTGTACTGGACCTGCATCAGCGTGCGAGTGAGGTTGTCCTGGGTGTAGAAGTTGTTCCCCAGGCTTACCGTGGCCATGACCCCGGTAACGCTTCCGGGAGATATGGTGACGTTTTCACCGACCGTGTACTGCCCGAAGTCGACGGACTGAATATTGATCGCAGGAGCTGAGTTGGCGTCCAGCAACACGATAGACGACGGTAGCGCGGGGTTGACGCGGATGAACGTGACGCTTGCCGGACCGCCAGTCTGCTTACTCGGATTGAACGCATTCTTCACAGCGATGAGTCCGTCGCCGCTCAGAAGCGTCGCGTCTGCCTCGCTCGGACTACCAAATATTATGGGCGTGTTTGGCGCGCCGCCGGCGGACTGTCCTAGAATGGCTACCGCGTTACCCTGAGAGATAGCCTGGTTTGCTAGAGCCGAGTCATTTACGGCTGATGCGGTCGTCGGCGTGGTGAAGAGTCGACCATTGAAAAAAACTGACATGGTGATTCCTTTAGGCCGGCTGAATGACGAAGGCGTCGTAACGGGCTTGGTAATTCGCGGAGGTGTCGAACACCTTATTTGCCACGCGTTGCGAGTGGTGGAATGCGCCAACCATGTGCGGGCGCTTGTCGCGCGCGGATAGCGCCACGCAAAAATTGTCTAGCGTCACGTTGACGTCAGTGGTATCGGTCATTGCAAGCTACTCCCGGCGGAAAAAATTGAACCATTGCTTGGAGGCGATGCGGCGTTGACGCCGAGCGTGACGCCGGCGATCGGCGCGCGCTGACCGCCAACGGCGAGCGGCGACAGGCATTCGAAAGTGCTTTGAGCCCAATAAACGGGGGCGCCATATGTGCCGGCCAGGTCCTCGGTATCTTCCTGAGAGAAGTCGATTTCTCGAAGTCCTGCGGCGTACAACACCTGGAGGTTGCCGATCACGATGCGGCGCAGCGCCTTTCTAAGCGCAATGCGCGCGTCAGGGTTTAGGGTCCAGCCGACTACCGAGATAGAGGTTTTAGCCAGCCATCCCTCGGTCTCATTCCATTGGCCGCCTACGCCCACGGTGTTCGTGGCGTCCATCTCGCCGATGCCATGCTCTGACGGCGATTCGCTCGTCAAGTGAACGACTACGATGGGGAACTGCGTCTGCTCGAATACCGGAGGTGCCGTCATCACTTTGATGACGCCATTGGCGTTCTGGCCAGGAGTCAACCGCCCGGCCGCGACCTCGTTCTGCATTCCGACGTCGAGGCGATCTCGGAGCAGGCTTAGCGCATCCGTGCTGTCATCGAAATACGTCGCCGCGGGCGTGCCGCTGCCCACGTTGGCGTCGGCAATGAACTCAGCGCCGTCCCAGTAGAACGCTTGGTAGAAATACTCGGTTCCGTTGACAAGACCCACGGAATCGTAGAGCGTGGTCTCGGTTGACTGCGACACCAGGGTCGCCGATGGGTCAGTCGGACCCGCGAAAACGCCGGTCGTATTGCGCAGCAGATTCCACAATATGGAGCCCGCTGGGGGCGCTAATTGGATGCGCAAGGCATTTCCAATGAATAAGGGGGTGACTGCGACGACCATAAACGCAATATGGCGTCACGACCCGAAGCCGTGACGCTACGCTGGCATACATGGAGTTCGCTATCCAAATAGACCTATCGCCGGTCATCGACGGCGTGAACAGCGTAATCAACGAGACCGTTCTCCCGCATCTGCGACAGGCCGTGTGGGCGGTCGCGCAGCAGGCGCAAATTGACTGGATGACCGCCATCGGCCACGCGAAGCTGTGGAGCGGGGAAAAGGATAACTATTCGTCGAGCATCGATATCCAGATGACCGGGCCGTTCTCCGCCATGGTCGAATCCGATTACAAGCACGCCGAACAGATCGAAACCGGCCGCCCCGCGTATGACCTGAAATTCATGTTGCGCACGAGCGCGAAGACGAGGATGTCAAAGAGCGGGCACAAGTACCTGATCATCCCGTTCCGCCACAACGTAAGCAGCATGCCGAAGCCGGTAGCGTACATAGCGAAGTTGCTCACACCGTCGCGCGTTACCGGCATGGGGACCCGCGTCTCGGCCACCGGCGCCACGGTAGCTCAGCGAACCTACTCGTGGGGCGGCAGGCTCAAGGCCGGATCGGTTCCCGGGATGCTGCGCAAGCACGCTGGAATGGTGCGATTCGACGTCGGCAACAAGGGTGCGCCGCGCTCGAGCTACATGACCTTTCGCGTGATGTCGGAGACCTCAAGCGGCTGGATCATCCCGGCGCAGCCCGGGCAGAACATCGTCAAGGGAGTGGTCGATAAGTTGCGGCCGCTCGCCGAGAAGTCGTTCGCCGCGGCGCTGACGCGCGTAGCCGCCTAGCGGCCGAATAGGTCGAATCGTCTGGCCACAATTCGCTTCGGTAACCGCGCTCCCATGTGCTCCATGCGATTGGCTGGGTAGTCCATGAAGACAAAAAATTCTTGCCGTCTAGATCCCGACACGGAGTAGGAAGTGCCTTGCGGCGGCCCGCCGCCATTCGGCCACGTCAGATTGCCGTTGGAATCAAAAACCGGGATAGCGCCCTCGATTATCGTAGTGTCGTCCAGGCTGAGCCAAAACACGCGAGAGATCGCGATTACTGTTCCGAAAAGACGGTCGCCCGGAAGCAATGTCACCGAGAACTGCTCGACAGTGTTGAGCGCTAGCAGCCGGTCGAACTGCCCGGCATCGTAAATAGGACTGTTCTCTGGCACGCTCAGAACGGTATCGCCAGCCTCGTATACGCCTAACTGAGCCCATGACTGCTGCACCTTCTGGGAGGCAACGCCCGCTATCGCGGCGATCGAGTTTGGCCAAAACCAGCCGCGGCCTGAGCATATCGGGCAATCTGGAATGGCTGCCCCTGAGTCCGGATTGACGTTTGGGCACGCGAATGCCTTGGCCCACATGAACCGCTGGCCCATGTTGGACAAATGCGCGTTGAACGCAGCGGGATTTAGCCTAGGCATCGCGACGAATTAGCGGCCCGCTGTCGGACGTGTCGAATCGCTTCTCAAGCGGCTGAGGTGTGGCTGGCTCGAACAGGCCGCTGCCCAGGTGGCGCATCCACTGCCCGTTGATTTGCATCATCTCGCCGACCTTCAAATGCGCGTGTTCCCTCATTTACATCCCCAGCATGGAAACTTTGATGCCATGAATGGCAGTCAGCAGTCCGCCATTGACTCCCTTCGGCCCGAATAGCGTGGTGTTGATCGTATCCCGGTATTTCTCTAGGTCGACGCTGAGAGACTGGCTCAATCCGTCGGCGCTGATCGAACCGGACGACGGAATGAACCCGTCCTCAATTACCTTCATGACGGCGCGCCTCTTGATCACGTCGACGAGCTGCGGGTATTGCTGGCGAACATTGGTTATGCCCGCCGTGTACATGACCTCGAAGGCGAACGGGATAGTGCGTCCGCCGCCTAGCGCCTGGAGAAGGAACGCATTGAGCGGCGCCACGAACGTCGAGCTCGCCGGCACGAAGCGAATCTGCCCGTACTTCTTGTCGATACGCAGCCAGTCCTGCGGAAAGTCGAAAAAACCTGTCGTGGGAGCCGGATAGACGAATGTCACCCTCTGGACGTCGATCACCGGCTTGTTGCGCAAAACCATGAATCCCCACTTCTCTCCCTGGAAGAAGTCAGGTTCGTAGTCTTGGGCAGGATCCACATCAAAGGGCATACCCCGCGGCAGCGCGGCTACCTGAGCCGGAGTCGGATCGGTTCCAAAGAACTGAGTTGGCACAAGCGGGACGCGTAGATCGAACGCGGTCTCGTTCTCGGATGATATGACCTTTTCCCAAAGGAAATCGTCTGAAAATGTGATTCCCGGGAAGAAAGTCTGAGCGAGCACCATAAGCCGGTCCGCGCGCAACTCGTCGACGATGAAGTCCTTGATAAACAGTAGGGACTTGTCGATTTTCGATGGTGACTTAACCTCGAGCTTGAACCGCTTGACGAATGAGTTACTGCTGATGACCACCATGACGGCAGGAGGCGTAAGCGCCTGTTGTTCTGACGTCAGCAGCACTACGCCTACAACTCCTGCAGACCAGTCTGCATCGCCTTCGTTGCTAGCAACGGCGCGAGCCTGTGAAATAGGCGTCATAGTGCTCAAGCTGAAAAGCTGAACATTGACCGCCGTCGCCGGATCGATGGCTACCGGTACTCCGTCCTGCATGACGGTGAACGTCGCCGATGTCACGTAACTACCCCGAACTCGGGCCCTATGTTTAGTATCCCGCTCAGCGGCAGTACCTGACCAATGTTTGTCGTCGCCTTAGCCTTTAGTACATAGGGAACACCAGATGCCCCGCCTGCCCCGGAAATCATCTGCTTGACTACGTTACCATTCATAACGATAGACGATCCAGACACCATTGCGGCCGAATTGTCCGATCCATCGATAGCACTATTGGACACAACCACGGCAGACACTATGGTTTCTCCGGGTTTCAATTCCCGCGTGAAGTCCCAATAGAAGAACTCCATCCCAGCAGGGTCAAGTGGCGAAAACCTATCTCCGGTTTGGCTGATAACGGCAACTGAGGTCATAAGTATTCCATGTCAGAAAAGCTGATTGGAGGTCTTAGGCACGACATCGACTCGGTTGAATGAGTCGCAATCAATGCCCCTCTGGAAATCGGCGCCGACGTATCTGGAGAATGATTGAGCCACAACCGTGCGCCCGACAGGTAATGGCATGGTACCTGTCGCCATAGCTAAGTCGGCCTTCTCAAGGATCGACGCAGATCCGAACCCAAACTCACCGGCGGACGCCATAACCAAGTCGGCTGATTCGACTATAGACGAATTTCCCGATGTCTTGACGCCTCCAGTGGCGGTCACCGCATCATTGCCTTCCACGATAAGGGAAATGCCCCGAAGGAAAACCAATCCAAGTCCTGACGATATGTCCGCGGACTCAGTAACGCCGCCGCTACCGGTAGTTGAAAGCGATGCGATCGCCGATACTTGGTCTGATCCCTCCGCAATTACCGCCGATCCTGACGTGCTTGAAAATCCATGCGACGTCGCCACATCTGGACTCTCAGTCACGGCAGCCGACCCGGAGGTAGACGCGCTGCCAGCGGCCGACGTCGAATCCGACGACTCGACAATAGTGGATACGCCCACGATCGTTATCGAGCCCATGGCCACCGTAGTATCCGCCGATTCCGTGACTCCCGATGATCCTGAATTTACCGACGATCCAGAAGCCACGACGGAATCCACGGACTCAACGACCGATAGGACACCGGAGACGGCCGTCAATATTCCGCCAGAAACCACGTCGGAAGACTCGATAAGGGCGGCGGACCCGGACGTAGACGTTGCCCCGGTTGCCGACGACTGGTCGGGTACCTCTATGGCGGACCCTATCCCGTGCAGAGATACAGATCCAGATCCAGATGCCGTGTCAGCGGACTCAGCTATGGAGGCAGAGCCACCGGCTGACGTAGATCCAGAGGCTAATGCCGAGTCGCTTCCTTCGGCGATAGACGAGGTGCCCACATTGATAGCGGACCCTACGGACAACACGTGGTCAGAAGACTCTGCAATAGACGATGAGCCAACTAATTGGCTGACGCCTGACCCGGCAACGATATCAGTCGATTCAGTTGGTGACCCAGCGCCGGCCGTCGACGTAGAGCCGCTTGCCGATACCGTATCACTTGATTCTACGATAGACGCGATGGCTGGATTGCTTGGGACGCCGGTTCCTGACGCAGTGTCGTGAGACTCACCAACAGACGCGATCCCCGGCTGAGATGACAATGTTCCCGTTGCAGACGTCGTATCACTGGCATACCCGACGAGTCCTCCGGTTATAAAAATGTCTACTTCATTGACATTAGTGCCATCGTTGAACTGAATCTCAGCCTTAACGTTGACGTTGCTGGTAGCGTTTATCTCGCCATTCGGCAATACCGTGATAATCGTCGGATCGAAGTCGATACGGCTACCGACCGTAGGCGTCGAAAATGGCCACACGAGGTTAGGATCGAATAGACCGCCGGGCCCCGTATATAGCGGCGCGGTTAGCACGACGCTGGAGAAATTGATCAGCGTGCCAGTGGCACTTGTCGAGTCGGCGGCTGCGCCGGATAGGGAAGTGCCAGACGAATTAAACCCGTCAGTCGTCGCAACGGTTGAGTCCGTGGTTACGGATGTTGAATCGACCGTCCATAAAGCCATGAGGGCGCCTACTGCTCGCGGAACCAGGTATTAAGCGGTGCCACGAATATCCATTTCAGAGCGACGTTCGCGGGCAATGTTCCCGGAACGCCATTCGCGGATGTCCCGTCAGAAGTGGTAGCCGAGAAGGCAGTTACCGTCTGCGAAGATTTTAGAATAAATGGCTGTTGGTCGCCTGGGTTTGGCGGAAACACGATGGCCCCAGTGGCTAGCGTACCAGCGGGATTTAGCACCTGGTCTGTGATTCCGCCAACCACAGAGATAGAGAACCCGGTGAGCGGAGTCATAACGCTTCTCACTCGGAAGATCTTCGAGAAATTGGTATTTGCATCGATTGCCCACTGCTTTATCTTCTGGAAGGCCACTGGCGCCAAATCGCCTGTGTTGCTGCCCTGGATGCCATTTCCCATGCCGATCTGATCGGATCCATTGACGTGCGTGGCATTGTCTAGAAAGATCGGCGCAAATGGCGCTGCAGTTGTAGAAAGTGCGGCAGTGGCCGAAGTTGAGTCGGAGGCTGATCCCGCAAGCGCGGCACCAGACACGACATCATGTATCCCGACCAGGACTCCATCGATCCAAGTCGATGCTCCCATGTTTGCGGTGAAATTTGCGGAACTTCCTGCCGAGGTAACCAATTTGAAAAATGCAGCACCAGATGATCCCGTTAAGTCTGTCCACCCACCACTGATGGTTGAAATAAAATCTCCGTTACTGGAGGCTAGTAGCATAAGTTCATTGGTGAAATTGCTAGTAATTGGACTGAACGTATTAACGCTACCCGTGATAGGACCGAAGTCGGTGACGATAGACGCGTCTAATGTCGGAGTTCCAAGGAAACCATTGAATATTCCGGCTATTAGCTTACCTGTATCGCCATTGCCTATGGATGTAGAGACGGTAGGTACGCCAGCCGCATTACACTTAATCATGAAAACCGCCTGGGTTACATGATTAGTGGAATCGAAAAACGTGCCTAGCAGAGTATAGTTACCCGTGTTTAGGTTATCGGATACGGTGATCGTTGGAGAATCTCCAACCTGGCCAAGAATAGCAATTATTGGCTGACCAATTGCGCATGCTGACGTGAACGTCACCGACGGGTTAGTGCCGTTAGATGAGCCTTCCGCCTGAACTAGTGCAATCGAAGCTATTGCCGCCGTAGGTACCAAACCGTCCAGCGCGATCAGTAGACCGACAGCTACGCTGATAAATGACTTACGTATAGAAAACATGGGGTTCTCCGTTACGGACCCAAAAAGAAAGATGCAGGAGCCGATAGTGAGGTCACGCCATGTTCGGGATTCAATGTCTCTTCTTGTCCGTTGAATGTTAGGTCCGATGGCTTTGTGTAGACGCCAGCCGTCAGCGTCGCTCCGAACCAGTTCTCTGATGTCATGCCGCCGGACATGTCGTTGTCGTCCCAGGCCCAAGCTAGCCACGGTACGCCGCTTGCCTCGCAAGCAACAACTATCTCTCCCGGACTTACTAGCGTCGGGCTAGGACCTATGTTCTTTCCGGGGCCAAACTCCCCAACCATGACAACGGCGCCAGTACTAGACGCCAGCGAGGCGAGACGCGGGATGCGCTGCGAGTAATGATTAAAGTCGAATATGGTGCCGCCACCGGTATAGGACCCAAACCCTGTGCTGTTGACGTTAGCCGTGATCGTCCATGCGCCAGGCGACCCACCAACGTTCTGGCTAGTCGGTATGTTGCCGTTAATCTGCGTCATGCCCTGGGCGCCGACGATGGACATCTCGGGAATTCCGGAGAAGCTGTTGTTACTACCGTTGAATGTTGGCGCAAACGGATGTGTTGCCGCGCCGCTATTCAGCGTAATCGTGGTCGAAGTGCCCTTGGCAATACTCGCTATCGTGCCCGCGAATGTCGTCGTGCCACCATAGGCATGAAACGAGAAGACGATATTCTTCAGCGGGTCGCTAGCAAACACTGCGGGGGCGAAGTTCGTCAGATCTGCTTCGTCCTGCCCAAATCCGCCAGCATCGATGACTATAGGGCACGTGTACCCAGCCGTTCGCATTGACGAAATGGCGCTGATATACGAATCGCGCCATATAGTGCTGTTCGACGGACCCCACTCGTTCGCAATATTTACTGAGATCGAATTCATGATAGACGCGAAAGCAGAAACGTTAGATACCCACCAATTGACTAGATTGCTGAACTGAGTCGTGTCTGCGCTACCGCTAGTCGCCACCGTGCCGCCAGGAAACAGCGCTGCCGTGATGATGGGCAACTCTTTGAACGCGATGTGCTGCGTGCTGGCGACGTTGGCGTAAACAGAAGCTGCGGTTCCCCCTGCCCCCATGGTGAACATGAAGAAACGGCAGGTGTTCGCCCCCGACAGACTCAGTCCAGGCTGAGATGAATTATCGAAATGATTGCGGTTAAATCCCCGCATGTAGAACGGCGCCCCATTTGGGTCGTACAGCTTGCCGTTGAGGACGAAGAAGCCATTGGCGGTGATTGAATTGTACGATGGGCGCGCGACATTGGCGTTCGCCATGACCTGCATGCTGAACGTCGCCAAGGCCGCGTGGCCTCCGTTATCAGCGAGGTGTAGGGAGATACCAGTCACGTTTCCAGCCGTTCCTGTCGGCGTGCCGGTGATCGCGCCGGAGTTCGATATGGCCAATCCAGGCGGTAGCGTCACGGCTGGATCTGCCCATGCGAATCCCGCGCCGGACCCGCCTGCGCCGCTCATCTGATGGAAGTACTTGTTACCGACCATCGCGGCGGGTAGAGGCTGAGACGATGCGCTAATGGCCGTGCCCATGATTGCCAACACGGAGTCAATCGTATGCGTGAATGTCGCCTGGGCTACGGCGTTAGCCGAATCCTTTACCTGGACTATTAGCGTATTGGGTCCTTCATTAACCGTTGGCGCTACGTATAGCCATCCGTCGGTGGTCATCTGATACGGAGACGACCCTGTGCTAGACACCAACGACCAAACCTCTCCTATACCTGTGCCGCCGGCGGACTGCATCTTGAAAAAGAACATTCCACCGTTAGTCGCCCTTGGTAGGGGTGCAGCAGATGAGGTTGCTACTGCAAGAGCACCGCCTCCTCCGACGCTTAGCGATCCAGAAGATGACGTGTTATCTAATGCTGCTCCCGATAGGGCATTTACCGGAGCATCACCGTGTGGATACCGCCCATGGAATAGCAAGTCATTTGACGGCGTCTGGATCGATATCTCGAACCGTGACGGTGGTCTCATGCATGATCGCCAGGCAATAGCCTAGTTAATCGTCCACGTCATCGCAGATATAGAAAAACTCGGGGCGGCGGCACCATTATTTATCGTCTGACCAGAGGACAAGACAGCACGAAAAAGCAGATTACCTGCGGTAGATGCGTCGAACACGCAGAACTCAGTGACCGTTCCCCAATTAGCTGTTGGCGCCGGAAACGTGATCGTCGCGTTATTCGACGTGGCGCCGCTGGTGCCGCTCGATATAGCCGTGGTAGTAGCGCCTTGGGTTCCGGCCCAGTTGGTCAGGCTAGAGGTGACGGCTACACGCGCATACGAGCCGCCTGTGACCTCCGTTCCACAAGACGCCTGGCTTCCCGTGGTAGTGGCTAGCCCTACGAATACCGTCGTCGGCGGCGTATAGGCCTGTCCGCGCAAGACAAAGTCGAGCATCTTGTTGACCAAGAAATTCGACGCCGCACCGGCGTGCGCCGACTGAGGCACCAAAGACGCCGACGCTATCAGTAGGCCGGCAGCGACGCTGATAAGTGACTTGCGAAATATCGACAACATGGGTTTTCTCCGAAACAGACCCTAAATCAACCGACCGCTCTTACGCCCCGTTGGCCGTAATCGTGAAGCCAGACACGCTGATGGTTTCGCCCGCGGTGAAATTGACGCCGCCGTTGAAGTTCAGGTCGGCTCCGCTGACGCCCACGGTTCCCTGCGCAACCACGGTTGTCCCGGCTGACGTGGTGGCGAGACGCCAGTAGCCGGCCGTTCCGTTTGCCGCCGCGGCTTCCGCCGTTATTGCGTTGAATGTCAACAACCCGTTGACCACCGTTCCCAGCGTGGCGGAGCATGGCAGCGTCGCCAGCAGGGTTCCGGTAGGCGCCACGGAGCAGTGAGCCGGTGGCGCGCCGCTATAGATCAGCAAGTTTGCTGTTGCGCCGGCCTGAGTGACGATATCGGCCACGTTGTTGTTCTGGTGGGTCACGGAATATTGAATCGTCATGTTTCAAGCCTCAGATGAGTACGCTGTGATCGGAATGTGCTGTAACGACTGGTCCGCTTACGGAAGGTCGCCCTTGATTTCGGGTGCAGGCGAGCTAGCCATGGTCGGGATGGCCGCTGGCGACACGAGCGCGGTCACTGCCGCCAGTGACGGGATGACGGCGCCGGATGCTGCATTTAGCGCCGTAGTCAGCGCGTTCACCTTTGCCGTCAGCAAATTCACATTGGCGATAAGATCAAACAGTCGATCGCCGAGCTTGGCGACGTTTGCCGCCGGGCTGCTGTGGTTCAGATCTCGCTGCGGGTTGCCGCTGCCTTTGGATACCGACATCTCATTTCTCCAAAATTAGGTCAGACTCTTGAAATCAGAATCCCGGTGACGGCGCTGCGGCTCCCGACTCGTTCGCGCTGGGAGGCGACGAGCGCTTTGCAGCGGCCTTCTTAACGTTCTCGATGGGATCGCCCTCATGCAGCCGAAAGAACGTCGGCGTTTTGCAAAACTCCACCGCCTGGTCGTTGGTGATTTCCTCGGAAATCAGCCCCGCATCGCTGTTGAAAAACTTCACGCCGCCGATCTGCTTGCTAAACTTCGCGTGCTTCGATGTGCAAATTACCTGTGCCATAAACCTTCCCCCTTACCCGTTAAAAGAGGCGGTCGGCCAAAGCCGATCCGCCCCCGCTGTTTAGACGTTGAACGGCCGGAACGCGGCGCCATTCGGCAGCACGTTCTTGATGATTGCGTGGTGACGACGCTTCGTGATCCGCAGGTAGCCGAACAGCAACTGCGCCCAAGGAATGGTCGCGGCCGCAGTCGGGTAGAGAGGGAACTTGAGCATCGGCAACAACTGCCGCCAGGAGATCGCCATGTCTCCCGGCGTCATATTCAGGATGTACGCGTTGGTCGTGCCCGGGATATTGTTGTTGAGATCCAGGTACGTGGTGGTCGCACCGGCCACTGCCACGCGATCCATGTAGCGAACGCCGCTGTTGAGGAACGTGGTCCATGCCCCGTTGGCCGGGTTGACGTTTGACCGGTAGATGACGTATCCGGTCTCCTGCGCGCCGGCGGAACGCGTGATCGTCAGCGTCACGCCCTGGCCGCTACCGACATTGACGTCCGCGGTGGCGACGCCGATCGACTGGCCAGCGGCATTGATTCCGGTGACAAAGTAGTAGTAGTGACCCACCGCGATACCGGTGAAATTCGAAGCCGTATTGGATGCAACGGCCGCCGTCGGCGCGATACTCGGCGCGATCGATGCCTGGGCGGCCGCGACGGCGGGATACAGCAACTCGAACGCGATCTGCTGGTTAGAGTCGCGAATGAACACGTCCGGCATGTTGGCGACGTCACCCCAACTGGTGCGGATTCCCTTGACCGGGGATCCGAGCTGGAGACCGCCTCCATTCACGTCCGTCAGCGGCACGCGGAACGCCGGGTCCAAGTTGGTATCGAAGTCTGCCTGGGTCAACTGCGAGCAAAACAGATGCGTGGGCTGCCCGAAGTTGTTGAACGCGGAGACCTGAGCGGCCGCCTGGTTCACGAAATTGATGCTCGCGAGAGTCTGGCCGCGCGCATCGATGATGTTCGCGGGGTCCACCGCGCCGGTGGCGACGCCGGCCGCGATCTGCGCGAAGATGCCGTCGAACTCTGTCGGCACGATGGCCGAATTTCCTTCGAACGACAGATACTCGGCGTCGGTCAGAAGTTGCTTGGCGCCGGCCTGAGCTTCGATCGCCTCGGCCGATACGATGTTGTTCCCGAGGGTCGACACGAAGCTCACTTCGCGTCGCGTCATCAGGTACTTAACGAACCCGACGCGCCGATTGTAGGTACCCTGTGCGGCATTGATGTTGCCGGTTTCCGAGTTGGTGCTTCCGCCGGGGAATCCACCGACCTGAGACATTTCGGTCCATTCGTCGACCGTCGCCGTCGCATTGGACTTGGCGAGTTCGTTGAACAGGCGGAAGTGCTTGTTCTCCTGAATCGTCGCCATCATGGTCTTGTCGAGCGACTGAATGCGGAACGCCGTGCCGCCGCTGAACGTGGAGACGTCCGTGCCGTAGCCTACCGTCAACGCCTTCTGTAGCTCGGCGATTTCCTCCATCTGCATCTGGCCGGTGACGGATGCACCGCGACCAATGGCGGGAAGGATTGCTTCGTTCAACATGTCTTTGTCCTCGTTAAATTTTCGTCGGGGCTGCCGTAAAACGTGCCGTTAGGCCGCGGATACCTTGGAAATCAATGCCGGCGGCAACGTAAACTGGCCGCGATTGAAAGCGGATTCGATGAAGGCAATTTCCTGTCCGCTGATCTTTCCCGCCTTCCATTGGCTTTCCGCCTTGGCCATGAAGTCATCGGGACTGATGCCGCCGTCGCCGCCCTTGGCGAGAGTTCCGCCGGCCGGCTTTTCAACCAAGCTGACGACCGCCTTACGACCGCGACCCTCGCCGGCCATGGCCTTCACTTGAGCCTGCAAGCCGGTGATCAGCGCGGACTGAGCCTTGAGCAGGGAAACGGTCTGACCGAGCGCCTTGACCATCACCGACTCGCTCGAGTCGAAGCGATTCGTCAGCGCGCCCAGGTTTTCAGTGAGCGCCTTGACGAGTTCCGTGCCGTCCTCGGCTTCGATCTTCGTGCCATCCTCTAGAGTTACGGTGAGAGACTTGGCCAGCGGCTTCTTCTTGCCGGAAGCCTTGCCGGACTTCACGTCCTTGTTGACGTCCTCTTCCTCGTGCTCCTCACCCTCTTCGTAGCTCTCGGCTCCGCCCTTCTTGGCGGCTTCGATCTTCTCGTCTTCTTCCTCATCGCCTTTTTCAAGCGCCTTGTGCAGGAGATCCAGATCGCCGACGAGTGCGTCAAATTGGGTGCTCATTTACTCTTGCTCCGTTTCAGACCTGCATGCAGGTCATGTAAAAAATGTTCGACGTGCTCGGAGGCGTCACTCGCAGACATGTTGAATTTCTTCATGCTGAAATCGACCAACTCTCTGGCACCAGGCCGCGAGCCAACACTGCCGTCACGAATGCTTTTTGAGATACGTTCTCGGAACTCCCAGTAGTTCGCGGGAGTGCCATACAGCGACTGCTCGCGCATCGATGAGCCGCCGGTGAGCGTTGCGGAATCTGTGCCGTATCCCGCGGTAAGCGTCTTCGCCATGACGAATCCGTTGAGGGATTTGGCGAACACGCCGAGGGGCATGAGAGAGGCTTCGGGTACGGTCTTGTTGACCGGAGTGCGCGTGAGTCCGATGTTGTTCCATCGGACTTTCTCGATGACGGCGTGCTTTCGCTGCGTCTGCGGATCGACGCGGATTGATTTAGCAAGGACCGAGCCGCCAACTGACGGGTACCAACGACACGGGGGCGTTTGTTTGGTAAGCGAGTCCCACACCATGTTGGCGTTTTTCGCCATGGGGGACTCGCCCTTATAAAGTTCTGACTTAACGAATGTGGTCTTGCCGCTCATCGAGACTTCGATGGGCTTACCAATTTCGTAGGTCAAGTAATCGGGAATGCCGCGCGAGGGACCGAGCAACGAAAAATGTTCGAGGTCTAGGTTCCCATGCCTCAAAAAGTACGCGCTGCTATCGGAAAGGGCTTTTTGAAGCACCATCTCGTCTTGGTGGTCAGCACCCTCGTTGCTGGCCTCCAAGTACAGAATCCGATTTTCGCCATCAGTCGATGGCGTTGCCTTCATGAGTCCGCCGATCGAAACGAAGTCGGGGATGTCGGCTAGAAGGGCGGCATCATTCATGCCACCATGGTCATGTCACGACTACGGGGTGTTGCGCCTCCGCGCGGCGGCTTCCCGTCGATCCATTGCTGTCTTTAGGAAATGGCAGCGCGGATCAAGAAGTTGGATATTACCAATATCGTTTGAACCGCCATTTATAAGCGCCACTATGTGATCTCGCTGAAAGTGATCACCGAGTTCAGTGCGGCAGTACGGGCAGCGGCCACCCTGCTCTTCGTACAAGAGATCAATATCAAACTCGTCGAAAGAGCCGCCTGCCTTCATCTTTCTGGCGCGCCTTTCGTTCGCTGCTATCCGGCCTTTTTCTAGCGCGTGTTCCGGCATGTAGGGATTGGCAATCGGGCCTCCGGTAGCGCATCCGCAGGAGATGATCGCGCCGGTCGTTAGCCGACAAGCTTGGACTACCTTCTCGCCACCGCACAAACATGAGGCGCGCCAGAATCGCTCTCCTTTTTTGTCTCCCGCTACGCATTCAATGGCAGTCAGTTTTCCGAAGACACGACCGGCGATATCGACTCGCCGCGATTGAGATAGCCGTTCCTTATTCAGGCAGCCGCATGATTGAGAATTGCCGCTGGTCAGATTGGCGGATAGCACTTCAGTCTGCTTTCCGCAGTCACATACGCAATCCCACACTCGAAAGGTGCCTATCTTTCGCCCGGAAAACTTGACGGCCGTGAGCCGGCCGAATTTACTACCTGCAAGGTTTGCCGCATTTTTATGGCCCAGCCGTTTTATGTGCTCGCGATGAATACAGCCGCACGATTTGGTATTACTGCGGATCAGGCTGGCCACGACCACCTTGATTGAGGTGCCGCAGTCACATTTGCACATCCATACGCGATTTCCTCTGCGTATCTCGCCTGTGAATTTTAAAGCCGTGAGACGGCCAAACTTCTTTCCGGTTATATCTACGGCCGCTGACATGCCGTAATTATATGCTCAAATTTTCGCAGCCCCTGATCTTTTTTGAGCAAGCGCGCTCTCTATAACCTGATGCAGGACGCCTTTCTCTTCAATCAGCCGCTGATACTCTTCTGCATCGGTCATTCCGTTAATTTCCGATAGCCGCTTGTCGACGGCGGCCAGCATCTTCTCGGCTGAATCCAGGATGTGTTTTGACGCCTTATTTTGGCGAGATGTCTCGCCCTGGAGCGTCGCCAGGTAGGCGTGCAGTTTATTGATCTGCTGTTCGCTCACCGGCTATCTCCCGCTGCTTCAAATAGTAGGCAATTCCCGACTCGTCCAATGCGTCTAGCGGCGTCGTCATGATCTCGCGCAGGCCGTACTTCTTGCTCAGCCGGTCGCGCGCCTTGTGGATCTCCGGATGGTCCGGCACGTTGTCGATCAACTCGATGCTATTATGCTGGCCGGTCCGGTTGATGCGCCCCTCGCGCTGCGCGTGAAGCATCGCAGTCTGAGGGGTATCGTACTGATATGCCCATTGCCCGGCCTGAGCGTTCATGCCGACGGCGGCCGCATCGCTTGCCACAAGGATGCTACCGCCCCGCTGAAACTCATCGCGCTTTCGGTCCTTGTCGGCCGCTGAGTCGGCGCCGGTGATCGTGATGACCTTATGGCCTGCCGCTCCCAGTCGAGCGCCGAGCAGCTTGACGGCGGCCAGCGAGTGCGCGAAGACGATGCCGGGCTTCCCCTGGCGCGCCGCGGCCGTCTTGACAACGTCGTCGGCGCCCGGGTTGTCGGCATGCGTATTGATGACTCGCTGAATGGCCGCCGACTTCAGTATTCCGGTGTTTTTCTGCAGATCTCGAGCTATTTTATCGTGGTCCGACTCAGCCACTCCATCGAAGCTAGCCGGCGATACCGCGCGCGCCGCATCGACGTCGACGCGTCCCTCCATCTTGGCCATAGACATGGCGCCCATGTTCTTGTCGAGTTCCTTCAGGGATAGCTTTTGTCCCTCGGAGAGCTTGGTGCGGCTCACCTGTCGGTCAACCTTGACGTCCGGATCTATCTTGGAGGGGTAGAGATAGCGCGCCATCTCGCGGCGGAGCGCGTCCTTGCTGCCGACCGTGTCGGCGCCATAGCGGCGCATGAACGCATCGCGGTCCCGGTAGCGCTCGGGGTCCATCTTCGACATGACGTCGAAAATCTCGCTGGTGTCATTCTTGACGGGGTCTGCGGACGCCATCATATAGTAGGGGGTGTGTGCGGACAGCGCGTCGACTACGTTGGCCAGGGACGAGTTCTGCTTGCCCTGCCTGTTCAGCGTAGCCTGACCCTCGTCGACGTTGAGATAGTCGAAATTGATACCCTCGCGCTCCATTAGGCCGTGCATCCACGCCCGCCTGTCGGTGGCGTCCATGGCGTTGACACGATCGCGCATATCGGCTTCTGGAATGCCTTCGGACTTCGCGCCTAGGTGCAGCATGTCTGCGGTGAACGCCGCGTGGGTCATGGCAGAAAAATGGTACTGGGGGTCCTTGTAGGCGGCGATGCGCTCGTCCTGGCTGGCGCCAGGCTTGATGTGCCAATTGAACTTGCCGGGCTCGAGGAATTGGAGCGCCGCGCCGCCGAACTGGCCCTGGACGACGGACGGCACAAGAAACAGGCCTCGCTTTATCTTCCCCTTGCTGTGCAGATGCGAGAATGCACCCAATGAGATCGCAGTCTTGCCGGCGCCGGTACCAAATGCCGCCACGACGCGCTTATTCGCCTCCATCATCTTGATTAGGCGCTGGCGCGGCGCATTCTTGCCGCCGCTCATAGACGGCTGGAAAATGTCGAGTTTCTTCTTGGCATCGAACCCGCGGCCGTAGACGCCCATCATGCCGGAGATCTGGCGCTCCGCCACGTGACCCAGCGTATGCCGCTCATCGCCGCCCAGCGGCTTATCGTTTGTCTCCGTAGATTCCTCGGATGAAAAGAAGCCCATTTGCGACTGATTGAATGCGTCCTCTTGCGCGCGCGCCGCATCCAGTTTGTCTGATACTGAGCCTGCGGCGTACCGGCCGGCCGCGCGCTCGCGCAGCGCATCGATACGCTGGCGGTCCGCCTCTTGGCGCTTCTCGCGCGCCGCGGGGTCGATCATGTCTAGATGCGCCAAGTTATTGCGGATCGGCGCGCGCCCCGTCTTGATCGGCGCCCCCGGGTTGAGCGTGTTGTACGTCTTCGCAAAGGTCTCATTGACGTGCGATCGCACCAGGTCCTGCATCGACTCGTACGCCTTCTCTGGGCTGCGCATTGCCTCGATGTATTTGTCCCAGGTCAGGGAGCCAGAGTTGACCTTGGTCGCCATCTCCTCGCGGCGGTTGTGCCAATCGGTCCAGTCGGGATTGTCGGTCGAGTCGCCGAACATATCCTCGACCTTGCGCTCCGGCTCATTCTTGCCGTGCTCCTCGAGGTCGGTGCGCAACGCCTGCGTCTCAGGACTATCCTTGGCCACGTGCTCGGCAAAGAACTGGCGCAGCGCGCGCTGGTCGCGGTGATCGAGCTCGCCAATGGGCTTGTAGGCCGAGATGCCCGCCGGCGTGGCAGCAAGCGCGCGGTGCAGCGCATCGCCGGCCTTCTGATCGACAGCGAACTGCTGGCGGTTGATGGCGGACCGCTCACCCTTGTAGTGGCCGTCGACAAATGAATCCGCGTATTGGTCGAAGGCTGGCGCCATGTCGGCGGCGCGCAGCATCTGGCCGTCCTTGCCGTGCAGCGGCGCGACAGCGTCGAGCGCCTCCCGGTATGCCTCGGCGCGCCCAGGCCCGGCCTTGTTCACGAAATCAGCGGATTGGATGTCCGCCAGGATGTCGGCGGGGTTGTCGCCATCGGCCGCGCGGCCGCCGATGTAGTCGCGCAGAGACTGCCCCAGGTCCTCGCCGCCGGCGAATGGCTTGGCCAGCCGATCGGCAACGCCCGGCTTCACCGACATGACGAGATCCGGACGACGCGCGAACCCTTCCGGCAACCAGTCATCCTCGTCCTGGTCGCCATTGATGATGGACAGGTTGCGGTGAACCTGCTCGATATCGCCCTTGTTGACCGGCTTGGCGAGCCGCGACATGCCTTCTGGCGTCACCGTCAGGAATGTGTTGCCGGCGGTGTTCTCAATCTGGTAGTCGCCGCGCTGCAGGCCGATCGCACGCGCCTGCGTCAGCGCGGTTTCAAACGACGTCTTGCCGAGCGATACCTGAAACGGCTTGTCTGCGGGCCGCTTGAGCGCCAGCGTCAGCGCAGCGTTGGCTTCGAGCTCGCCGAGGGCTTCGCCGATGATGCGCTGTGCGTCGCCGATCAATTCGGCATGCCGGTGGTTCAGTTCCTGCGCCGCCTTGATATCGGTCGCCGTCGAGAGGTCGGTGACCTCCATCGCCTTCGCCTGGTCGGTCAGAGCCTTGACGCGGTCCATGGCGTCCTGGCTGGTCTTCATGTACTCGTTTAGGTGGAAGTCTTGCATGCCCTCCGACACCCGCTGCGCATTAGCGGCCGAAAGATCAGCATGGATGCGCCTGGCAAGAACTTGCGCAGCACCAGCAATCCCAAGCACGTCCACGACACTGCGATCAACCAGTGCGTCGCCGCTGACGGCCAGCGCGAGTGCATTGACACTATTGAAAGCACCGATGCCAACGTACTTACCAAGGCTATCCGCGCCTCCAATTTTATGGAACTCCGACAGAAATGCCAGTGTCTTAATGGTTCGCAGGTCATTGCTCAAATCCTCTTTTACAGCATCCTCGCTGGCTTCCTCATCGGCTGCCAGCACGTAGGCCTTGGGTTCGGCCTTGGCGTCATTGATCTCCGCCATGGCATCGCGAGACTTCTTGTGCACCTGTTTCAGCTTCTTCTCGGCCTTCAGCAACTCCATAGCCTTGCTGAGGTCGCCCAAGTTCGACTTTATATCGGGCGCCGGATCCCGGACCGACTCCAACTCTTTGCCGATGGCATCCGCCAGTTTGCCGCGCTTGATGACGGACTCGCGCTGGCGATCGCTCATCTTCGCCTGGCGCTCCGCCTTCTCCTCGCCGACCGCTTCTGGCGTCATACCCTGTTTCTCGGCGCGCGCCGCGTACTTGGTCGAGAACCCCAGCCCCGTCGTGTTCGTCGGGATCGGGTCCAAGTCCTGTACGGACACGACGTCATCGCTGGTGCTGGTGACCGGCACGGACGCGAGGCCTGCGGTCATGCGCGCATCGGCATCCTTCAGCAAGTGCTGGCGCACCTCGACAACAGCATCCTTGGCCTGCTTCAGCACGTTGCGGTGAAACTGCTCGCGCAGCTTGTTGACCGCTGGCTCGCTCAAATCCTTGTACTTGTCCTCTGGGAACTCGGTCGCCGCCTTGTCCCAGCCAAGTTTGTCAGCCACCGTTTTGACGAAATCGCTCTCGTGGCTGAGCCGTTGCACTCGCACGTTCGCCTTGGCCTGCTGCTTAGACTCGTGAATGCCGGCCGCCTTGTCGCGCTTGGTCTGCTCTTTTCGCTCGGTACTCTTCTGCTGGCGCTTCTCCTCAGCCTCTTTCTGATAGTCGGACTCCGACCGCACCTTTTTGAGCTTGAGGTAGTTCAGGCTGCCACCGGCGCCGCCGACCACGTGCGCGCTCCCATCGGGATTAGGCTGGATCAGCAGCGGCTGTCCCTTTTCATCGGGCCCGTGCGGGTGGATGGTGATCCAGCGGGCGCCGGCCGGTATCGATGAAGCCTTGAGGAAGATAATCATAGGCCACCCGCATCCTGATCCATGATGATGAATTCCTCGCCATCGGGATCTGTCACGGTTGCGCGGCCCAGGTTATAGGTAGCGTTGTGCTGGTACTCGACCACGGCCGCATTCAGCGCCTCCTCGAGCGACTGGCCGGCCGGCAGCCGATCTGTCACCGTCTTGTCGACGTAGTCGCCGAGCAGGAACAGATTGTCCTGGGTGTAGTACTTCTTTAGCACCGCCTTGATCAGATACCAGTACACGCCGAAATTGCGATATCGCGACGGATCGGCTTGCAGCAATTGCAGCGTGTTGGCGGCGAGTACATTGGTATCGATCATGCGGCCTCTTTCGGGCGCAGCGCGTCGGGCAGTTCGCTCATTTTAAGCGTTTCGTAGCCGTGGCCAAACTTTTGCTTGATCGCGTAGGAGTCGATGAACTCAGACACCGGCTTGCTCGCGATGTCGGGATGCTTCTCGACGAGGTGCGTGATGCCGTCGATCACGCCGTCGCGCTCAAGCGGCATATCTAGGATGTGGGTCATTGCCTCCGCCGGCGGCCGCCCCTGAATGGCTATCGCGGCCGCCAGGTCGTAATGGCCGTTGGCCTCGGCTAGCTTCTGCAGCGCGTCCTGCGTTCTCAGGCCATGCACTGACTCGCTATGGTGGAACTTGCGCACATTGAACAGCCGCCGGTCGAGCAGCGGCGATGCGCGGCCGTATACCGTCTCGCCGTTCGGTATCTGATTCGCGATTGGCGCGTCGAGCTTCCCCGTGTGCTTGGCGACGATGAAGAGAATCGCGAGCGTCTTTTTCGGCCACTTGACGCCGTTGTAATCCACCTGGATCGTGGGCGCTGCATCGCGCATCGCGTCATCCATGTTCTTGGCGTGCTGCATCTTCTCGAACTGCTCGGCCTCGAACGCCTGGTGCGCCTCCTCCTGGAAGTTCGCCCCCATGATCTCCTTGCCTGCGGCGCCGATCGGATTGTGATGCGTGCTATAGCTGTCGTTGTAGCGCGCTTCCATCGTTTCGCTGGTCTTGTACGACTTGTTGCGGCCGCGACCATACGTGTCGGTCTTCATGTGGAACTTCTTAGAGCGCTCCATATCGCCATAGGCGCGGATCATCTTCTCGCGATGCTCAGGCGTCGGCAGCACGTAATCGTGGTCCTGGAGATCCTTGTGCGCGTAACTCGACGCTGTCACAACCTTGCCGGACGGGTGGATCATCGCAACGTCGCCGTAGGGGAACGTGGCCGTGTAGTCCTTCGCGCCCGCGTGCAAGCGCTCCTGCAGCCGCGCGTAGTTCTTGGCGATCACCGAGGAATGCAGCGCCGCGATATCCTTGAGACCCTTGGCCGCCTCGAGCTGCGCGCCGGCATCAGCCTCCACCTGGCGATTGACCTCCGCCTCCTCGGCTGCCGCGTCATGCTCGTGGACGCTAGATTCGGCGCCCATGTCGGACAGCTTCACGGTCATCGCGCCGCGGCCCGATACTTGGGCCCAGCGCCGCAACGTGACCTCGTTGTCCTTCGTATCGACGCCCGTGACGACGAACTGTTCGCCCTTCATCTTGACGCCCTGGCCGGCGCGCACCACGGCGCCCGTCGAGGGGTGTATCAGCACCGGCGTCTCGGAGTCGAGCGCGGCCTTTTGCGAGAAATGCTCGTTGGCCTTCAGTTTGGCGTGGAGCAGTCCCATGTTCTGCTTGAGGCGGCGCCCGGCGGCCGTTTCCTTGTTCTTGAGCGCGGCCAGGTTCATCTTCATAGACTGGAATCGAATGAAGTCGTTGCTGGCATCGGTCGTTTTGGCTGTCTTATAGGTGGCTTCGGCGGCCGCCTTGTTGGTCGCCATTTTCACGCGCTCGGCATCCGGATCGGCCGACAGCATGATCAGCATCTCATCGCGGCTCGGTACGTTAGGCGTCGCCAGGTTCTCTATGCGATTGCCGCCGTTCCATAGCAGTTGCTGCCAGTCCTTTTTCGCCATAACCGTCTGGTAGCGGTAGCCGTCGAACGTTCCGGCCGAGTGGTAGCTGTGGATGCGGATCGCCGCATTGGTATTTCCCTGGCGCAAGCCGCGGCCGTTTCGCTGCTGCAGCGTAGCGGGCTCCCACGGCGTGTCCATGTGGTGAATGTCGGCCGTGTACATTTGGAGGTTTACCCCCTCCTCCATAGTCTTGTTGCCGATGACGACCTTGGTCTTGCCGGCGTTGAAGTCGTCCTGTATTCGCTGCCGATCCTCGGACGTCGGGGCCGTCTGCGCGTTGAAAATGACGACCTGCTCCGCCGGGATGCCGGCCTTTACCAGCGCCGCCCTGATCTTGTCGTGCGACTGGATCGCCTCGCAAAAGACAATCTGCCCCCCGTCCTTGGTGTTTGCGGCGGCTATCTTCGAGACCTCGTTGTACTTCGGGCTCTCCGCGCCAGCGTATGCAGCGGGGTCCAGCAACTCGAGGTCCAGCGATGCCTTCCCCATGCGGCTCATCACAGAGAATATGTGAGATTCGGCGCCGCCCTCGGTGTCCGCATTCTCGATCTGCTCGCGCAATGTCGTATAGACCGCCGCCTGCTGGGCCGTCATCGGCAACACATGCTCGAAGTCCTCGCGCTCCGGAAGCTTGAGACCGACGTCCGCCGCCGTCTTGCGGTCAATGTTTCGCCGCATGATCTCGCGCAGCTCGTCCATGTTCTTGAATCCGGACGTGTACAGCGCCTCCTCGATCGTGCCGTCGAGGCCCAGGATCTGGCCGTTCTTGAACTCGCAGAAGCGATCAATGAACTCCTCGCTGTTGCGGATTCCCAGTTGCTCAAGTGAGTCCGGAGCGACGTACGACAGCATCGAGTAGATTTCGAGCGGGCTGTTCTTGCTCGGTGTCGCCGTCAGGAAATAGACGTTCCGGCCGCCATTATTGTCGCGCACCCAGCGCGCCTTCATGGTCGTGTCTAGCGCCCGCTTGGACATCGCGCCGCCGCCCAGGAACTTAGGCTTCTCGCCAAACCGGTTGCGCGCGCCGAACAGGTTCTTGTAGGCGTGAGCTTCGTCCATAATCAGCATGTCAATGCCGAGCTTGTCGAAGTCGGCCGCGTCGGATCTATTCTGGAAGTCTTTGCCGGCCACGTTCTGCTCGTGGCGCATCTTCGCCGCCTCGAGGCGCTTGCGGCTCTCGCGGCCGCCTTCCTTCTGATCCTTGCGCTGCGCCCAGAAATCCTCACTAGAATAGCGGTCCTTGAGGTCCGGATCGATGTCGATGGTATTCCAGGCCGGTTGCGAGATGAACACAAAATCGTACGCATTCTGCGTCATGTCGTGCAGCTTGCGATTGCGCTCGGCCGCACTGTCTGCCTTCGGCTTACCCTTAGCGTCCAGCGTCTCGCCGATCATGAGCACCTTTGATCCCGGGAACCAGCGCTCGGCTTCCTTCGCCCAGTTGGAGAGCACCGACTTGGGCACCACAATGACCGGCTGCTTGGCCTGGCCGTTGATCTTAGCGAGCCGCGCGAGCATGAGCGCGCGCACCGTCTTGCCGAGTCCCACGTCGGCCGCGATGATACCGCCGCGGTTATTGAGCGCCCAGCGCACGCCGCCGTACTGGTAGTCCTTCAGGCCCTCGGTGTTCATCCCGGGGATCTCGAACGTAGCATCGGAAAACTCGCGCGCCACAAAGCCGCGGAACTTGCGGTTGTACAGATCCTCCACCTGGTCGCGGTAGCGAGAACTCAAGAGCCACGCCTTGAAATCCGCATTCATCTGGTCGATGGCCGGCTGCTCGTCCTCTTTGACGCCGTCGCGATTCAGGTACTTATCGAGCAACTGCTTGCCGGGGAAATAACCGCCTTCCACATAGAAGGTCGCGTTTGCAAAGCGCAGCGAGATGGGCTTCTGATCGCGATAGTACGAGGCATCGGACTTGGCGTTCAGATTGTTGAAGTACGCGGCCACCACGTCGAGCGGGATGAACCCGTAGTTCACGGCTATATCGACGTCTTCCAGCGACAGCGGGGAGATCGCCTCTTCGAGCTTGCGCTCCTGCAGCGCGTACTTGGCGCCATACCCCGCCGCCAGGTCGGTGCGCGCTGCATCCGCCTTGACGGCGTCCAACTTCGGCCAGAGCTCGCCCGACAGGTAGTTTGCCATCGTCGTCCACTTGCCATTGCCCGCGTAGGCATAGGTGGACTGCGCCATCATGGCGTCCTCGACGTCCTCGGCCGACTTGCCCGCCCGCTCGGCGATCTCATCGACGCCGAATAGGCCGTCCTCGTGTTCGGCCGCCAGCGTCTGGGCCGCGGTATCGAGCGAACCCATGACCGCGGTCGCCGCCTTGCCGAGCACAGCATCGGATAGAGTGCCGTCGGGCTTCACGGCGCCGATCAACCGGTAGAGCATGCGGTCCTGGTGCGCCGCCTGCTCGAGCATCTTGTTCTTGGACGGCAGGCCATGCTTTTCGATGTACGCGCGGATCCCCGCCTCGAGCGCAGGCCGGTCCACCGCGGAGCCGCGGAACAGCCTCTCGATGCCCTCGGCCAGCGGGGTCGCGTCGATGATAGACTGCTGCTGCATGAACTCGTCGACGCGGTGCCAGCGCAGCGGCTCGCCTTCTAGGATGTACTGGATCCCGTCCACCGTCCGAGTGTCCCCGCGGTTATTTTTCTCGTACGGCCGCGACATGGACGCGCCCAGTGCACGCCGCTTGGCGATCTCGTCGCCGCCGACCGCCGCCAGGATCGCGTGCATGTCCACGGGCGCCGGCGTCTCCGCCTCGAATCCCGCGATCGCCTCCGGAACGCCCTGCATTGAGCCAGACACCGTGATGTCGTTACCCATATTGGCCTTCGCGCGCCACCCGGGTTCTACCGAACCAAGCACGTTAGGCTTGCCGGCATCCTCGAAGTAATCGCCGCGCAAGTACTCCGGAGTCGCGACGCCCAGCGCGGTCAGTTGGTCACGCTTCAGCGTCCCCAGTGCGCCCGCGACCTCGTTGCTTCGCTTGCGGAAGAACCAGATATCCGCCGTCACGTCGGTGTGCGAATGCTCGAACGCGGTGTTGGGCATGCGGATCGCACCTAGGAACTCGCCTTTCGTCGCGAATCGCAGCCGCATAGCCTCGTCGCGCGCGCTGTCCATGGTGCCGTGGTTGACGATCATCGCCACCAGTCCGCCGGGCGCCGTCTTGTCTAGGGCCGTGTCGATGAAATATGTGTCGGCGCGCGCCACATCGGGCTTGTCATCCCGGACTGTCGCCCCGCGATCGCCAAATGGCGCATTGCCAATAACCACGTCGAACTGACGATCGTCGTTATTCGCAAATCGCTCGAGGCTGGAATTCTGAATTTCATGGGTGTCACCGTGTAGATGCTGCGCGACCTTCGCGCTGATCGGGTCAATCTCGACTCCAGTCACCTTGACGCCCGCCGGCGCCGTCTGGAGGAATACGCCGGTCCCGGCCGACGGCTCGAGCGCGGTACCGCTCCGGAAGCCAAGGTTTCGAAGCGCTCCCCACATCGCTTCGGCGACGTCCGGATCGGTGTAATACTCGTTCAGGCTGTCCGCGCATCCGCCGTTGCCGCTGTACTTAGCCATCAGCGCCTTGTCGGCCGGCGTGAACTCGGTTTTTCCTCCAGTAACCAGGGCTACGACCTCGGCATTGATCCGGCGGCGCTCCGCCTTGCTTTGGCCCTGCGCGCCGAATTTATGGGGTTCGTCTGGGTGCTTGTCGGCGATACGCGGGGGAGGCGTTTCAGGTTTGGGCTGAATCGTTTCAGTTTCTGGCGGTTTTGTTACCGCTTTCGGCTGTTCCGTTTCACTTTTGGTCTGTTTGGTTTCAGCCGGCGGCTTGTGCGCCTTCTTCTGGACGCGCACGTACGGCTTTACGACGGTGCCGTCTTTCTTGACGGACGCCTGCACCATGACCGGCGCATCGAATAGGCTGAGCTGCTGAGCCTTGATCATCGCCGGCGCGTCCTTGGTCGCTTTGACCTTGGTCAGGAACTCATCTGCCGGCATCTCTACCATGTCGCCGAAGAAGCGCGGATCGCTATAATTGTCCAGGAACGCCTGTTTGGCTTCGGCCGCGCTGTTGAATCCGACCATTACCTTGTCTTCGTCGTACTCGTCCCACCGGTTGATCTTGCGCGCGTGCACGACGAACACCGTCGGCGCGTCTAAGTTAGGGCCCACGAAGCAGTCGACGTGGTCGCCGTCTACGCCCTCAGTCCCACGGAAATAGCCGTAGGGGTGAGACATCCTCTGTTCCCACGACTTGCCGTCCCGGTTCGTGCCGCGGCGCATGCTGGCCGCCTCGTTTTCGATCGAAATCTCCATGCCGCGCCACGCAATCTTCCGCTTTCGATAGTTGCCGGCATGCTTCTGCGGCACCGATGGCTCGTGCAGCGGCGGGTGCTTGACGAAGGCCACCATCCCCATGGCGGTCTACGGGTTTTCTTTTGTGGCGCCCGCTAGGTCAGGCATCGACTGATCCGGATCCAGCGTCGACATAGCGCCGTTCCATCGGCCTAGCACGTACCCCTTGGGATGCCGTACCTCGATATTCCCCTCCATGTTGTCTAGGTCTCGGTCGTCGAGCTCGCGCATCAGGTCGGCGAGTACGCTGGGGTCCTTGTCATAGCGCGCCGCCATTGCGTCGGTGAGCATGAATACCGGCCCGGTGTCGACCGGACCACGGGGCATTGACTTCAAAAACAATGCGCGCTTAGGCGACGCGGCGGGTTTCTTCGTGAGTACCAACATATTTCTCTCCAGTGGACTTGTCGCCAAGCGTTACGCTCAACCATTCGGAAAATTCAACATCGTCGCCCGCCCGCGGCTCGACAGTAGGGAGCCAGCGGCCCCGGCAATGTGGGTGAGCGGTCCCCGCGGGAAGCCACCAGCGCTCCTCGGGATCACGCTCAACCAGATCTGAACCCACGCGCTTTCTAGGCGCGGCAGAGCGCCCAATATTGGTTTTTCCTGGCCATACTTGCGTGGCCCCATCTTTCTCAGTCGCATCGGCCGCTACAACTTCCATGACCTTGCCGTCGATTCGCTTGCAAAACGGGCATGCCCCGCGGTATTGCTCGATGCGCTTGACGTGAGAACCCAGCGGCATGCTGCAAATCTGACCTTGCAACATATTTTCAGTCGCCTCGGTAACGGCCACCCTTCGCCAGTCGCGATTCAGCGCACCGAATTCGTCGAATAGGCGTGTTTGTAGCGCCGAGGATATCGTGCCGGGCCGCTCGGTGAGCCGCGCCTCCTCGACAGCGAGGATCGCGCGCTTCAACCGGTGGCGCGCAGTCTCGGTGAAGGACACGACGTTCTCCGCGGTGTGCGCGCCCGCGTAGTCGATGATGGCCGACTGAATCGCTGACATCGTGAACGTCTGCTTGGCCGCCTGAATGCTCGGCGGCAGCGCACCCAGAAGCACGTCGGCCTGCTGCGGCGTGATATCCGCCATATTGGCCTGGACGCGGCCCATGAGTGTCGCGCGAGTCGCGAGCCACTGCGCCTCGGTGCGCATGTCTTCGGCGGGTAGGTACCGCTGAAACAAGAAGTCGATCAGCAGCATGTAGTCGTCAAGCACGAATTGCTCGGACGGCAATGCCGTCAGATAGATTTTGACCAACTGCAGTTCGGCCGGCGTCCATCTAGACATGGCCCCGTCGGGCCTTTGCGGTATCGGCCCGGGACGGTAATGCTTGCCTTCTAGCCACTTCTCGATGTCATTGCGGAAGTCCGTCAGCCTCAGCAATCCGCGATCATAGAATAGCTCGACCAGCCTACGGATAAACGGCGATGGATGCTGGTCGAAAATGGCGTCAGATAGATCGTCGTCGTGCTGTGCCTTGCAGATGAACTCCATCACCTGGTCGGTCTGGCCGTCGTTGAGGCCTGCTATGTCGATGAGAAGCGACATTTTCTCAGCCGATGTAGTCGATCAGGCAATCGAGTCCCGTATAAACACCGGTCCGTCCACCACTCTGCGTGTCCTGGATGACGATCGTCCGGGCGGCATCCGAGGTCATCATGAAATTGGGCGTAGTGACATACATGGAGCTCGCCGGTATCGGCGTGCTGGCATTGGTTCCCGCCATGGGCGTCGCGGGCCCGCCGGCCAATATGGTTGGAATCGACTCGGTCGTCTGCATGATGTACTGGAACGCTCCGCCGGCGCCGCTACCCGCGGGATTCCAGAACCGGACTCGAGTGATCATCGCATTGAGCGGCAGGCGAAACTGGAAGCTACCCCCGCCCGTTGGCCAGTCGCTGTTTGCGCCGACGCACGAGATCTGCTTCGTGTCGGTCTGGCCGCCGAGACTCTGATTCCAATAGAGGTCGGTGTCGCATATTTCGTGATACCCGACCGTAGCTGAATTCAGGGTGTTTCTGCACTTGGAAAATCGGATCCGGGGAAGGCCGCCGCTGTTCCCCGCGCTCGCAACGGTGACGAAGTTCGCCGCTGTCGGGTTATCGAGCAGCGTGACCTGCTGATATAGGATGTCGTTCTGTAGGTTGTAGTTGTTGACGTTGTTGGTGTAGGCGTGCACCCCCATCAACTGAGAATTGGTATAGGTTATCAGCGGGCCGGCCGAATTAATGATCTCGTAGTTGGCGTACGGATTAGTGATATTCCTCAGCCCGGACTGCGAACTCTCGTCTAGATTTCTAAAAATAATCGATCCGCCGCCCCATTGCGAGTGAATGAGGCGTGAGTTATTGCCCGAGTGCTCGACGCGCAGCCCGTCCACCTCGAAATTCATCACGCCATTGGCGTGCGCGCTCCCGAGCAGATTGAACACGTATGCGACAGAAGCCGGGTTGTGCCCGGATATGTCACAGTCCTTGATCTTGATGCTTCCACCGAAGCTCATGTTTATCCACTGGCCAAGCGAGGTTCCCGTATCGAACTTGCACTGGTGGAACCAGAAATTCAGGAATTGGTCGCTCGCCGTGGAAAAATTCGGCGTGCTGTTAGCAGTGAACGCGACTGGCGTCCCGCCGGGAGTCGTAGCAACCTGGAATGAAGTCGGTGTGGCCGATACCACGTAGTACTGCGTGTTCGCCAACAGCGGCGACACCGCTGCGCTGAATGACCCGGTATCGCCCGCCTTGACCTGGCCCGCGGTATTGGTCGCGAATACCGTGTTTGATCCGCTGATTATCGTCGTAGCTACCGCCGGCGGCGTGTAGATCCAGTTGACGATGCTGCCGGCAACGGTGGCGCGCTCGAACTTCCACTCGCTATTGTTATTCCCGCCGGTCAACCGAAACAGGGTTCCCCAACTTCCAGCCCATTCGTCATCCTGGAATGTGTAATCCTGGACGTTGGTGAGGCCCGCTTGCTCTTGGCTCCACATAAAGTCGCTGCTCGGGTCGTGGCCGACGAACGTGATATCCGTCATCTTCACGTCCAGCCAATGGTTATTGGTGAACATCGGTCCGCTAGTGATGGGGTTGTAGTCGATCGATGTCAGCCCGCGGCCTGATCCCTGAAGCCAAAACCCCACCGTCTTTTGCGATGTCGCCGGCAAGAGTCCGATATTGCTTTGCGCGAAGTAGAACGTCCCCGGGCCCAAGATGATCTTGGCTGTCGCGAAGAATGAGGACGCAAGGGGAGGAAGACGGTCGCTAGAGGCGAGCGCCGCGGCAGCGGCCTGGATGTTCGCCAGGTCGGCTACTCCCGATGTGTCTCCGGATGCCGCGACGAATACCTGTCCGGCGTTGCGAGACGTCATTCCGCTCGAGATCTGCACGAAATTAGATATCTGCGTAGGGCTGATCTTGACGGTGCAGGTAGAGCATGTTCCCTGGTCGGCTAGAATGGCTTCCGTTCCCGTCAGCGTGGTCGCTACCGGCAAATTGCTGATCGTGGTCTGTGGGTAGACCATGGACGGAAGCGCGGCGATCGCGACAAACAAGCTGATGGCGCCCATGCGCTTGACGATATTCATGCGGTCACCCACGTTAGGTATTAGGTATTGCGGCAAGCACGGATCCCGGCTGGACGCGGAAGTAGTATTCCTGGTTTGCCGCCAAGCGCATGTCCGCAGTCGTTGCGGACGGAGTTACGCCGGTGGGCGGCCGCCCGTGTGACGTGACAATCGAGCACACTGAGTCGGCCATCAGCCGGATTACCTTGGTCGTCGCACTGAACGGCGCGGATGCCTGTGTTCCGCCGGCAAGAGACACGGTCTGTTTTGCGATGGGCGGCAGGTCGACCAGATTGACGCCGCCGCGGTTGATCCCCTGAGCCAGGTCAGGGAACTCAGAAATGTAGAGTGTCGTCATGAAAAGCCCCGACAAGCATATGGATGCTCATCGTGGTGTCACGAACGCTGAGGGGTATGGGCTACGGCAGATTGGCCGATAGCCGAGAAACTACTGAGTCTTGGCGGCCTTTCGGAGAGCGAGCGCCGTCTTTACGTGCTCAGGTAGGACAGCGTCTAGATATTCCTGGGATGGAGGCGGCCGTTCCTGACAGTCGTACGCGTCGTATAAGTCAGGCCGCTCCTCTGGAGAGGGCATGCTTTTCTTTTCTCTCACCGATTTGACAACCGCCGACATAGGATAACTATAGGCTTTTGCAGGGATTTGGTCAATTTCTCCTCGCTGCGCGCGATGAGCTTAGGCGGGGTCCCCTGCGGCACATTATTGTCGTGAAACGACCACTTGTCGGCGTGCTGGCGCACCTCGTCGAAACTTGCCTCATTGTCCTTGTTGGCGAGCACGGCATTGACAGGCACGTAGCGGCCGCTCTCCCCGCCTCCTATGAACCTGCCCACCGCGCGCTTCGCCGCTTCCTGCCGCGGGAGGTGCATGTAGTGGGCTTCCACCCGGTAGCCGCTCGCCTTGAAGCTATGGACCTTCGCCATGGCGCTCGCGCCCGTCTTCATGGTGGCGTCGACCACGACATTCAGGCCCATGCCGCGCGCAACGGTCATGATGGTCTCCAGAATATCACCCGACTCCTCGTTAACTTGGTGCGCATTCCAGCCGGCGTATTCCGGTAGCTTCGACTTGATTTCGTCGGCATCTAGAACGATGGCCTTACCGGGGTCATAGACCTTACCCTTGAACGCACTCTTACCGCTGCCGCCGCGGCCGCCCAGGATCGTGAATGTCGGCTTATCGCCCGACGCCGGCGTCGCCGCCATGATCTTGTCGGGAGACATGAGATCAGTGTAGATCTTGTTGTGGACCGACTGGCGCTCACTCGAATACTCACCTTCTCGCTTGTGTTCGTCGATCGTTTGCTCAATCGACTTCAGGCGATCCTGAGCGCCTGCGATCTTCGCGCGCGTATCGTCAGGGAACTGCGAGAGAATCGAGTCCTCGCTGGCATCAGCCTGATCATGCTGTTTCGCGAAGTCTGCGGCATTGAACTTGTCGGCCGGTATGGCCGGCTCATCATCAGGCGCGGCGCCGGCCTTCTTGGATTGCGCCACGCCGCTGCGCCCGGTGACCTGGGCCCATTTCACCTTGTGAACATGGCCGCTCGAGTCCTCGACGTGCGCGCCATCCTTCCCGGGCTCGCCGACGACAGTCCCCTCACCCTCGAGCGCGCCCAGCTTGAACTTGATCTTGGATCCCGATTCGAAGTGATGGGTGCCATACCCCTGATCGGCGCCGGCCGACTCATCCATCGCCGGGCGACGCCCTTTAGGCTGATCCGCGCTGGTGCGTACCCAGTGCGTGTTCTGCTTGCCTGTTTTCTCGGTAACGACCTTCTTCTGCAAACCCGGGCGACCGGAGAACGGCCCGCCAGGCTTGTCCGCCTTGACGACCAGCGGATCCTCACGCGCCTCATTCGGTATCGCCAGGTAGCGGCGCCGTCCCGCCGCGTCGGTGACGAGGTGACCGTCCTCACCGGTGTCGGCTATCTGGTAGGCCTGTGTATTTCGCTTCTTGTGGCCGAGAATGTGCGGCCACTTGATTTTGTGCGTGATGTCGCCGGTTCGCAGCGTCGCGCCGTGCGCGCCGTGCGCGACCACCTTCCCGGCCAGCGGTCCGCTCGGATGGTTGAAGAACACCTCATCGCCCACCACGACATCGGCCCGCGGCGCCGCAGTGTCGACGGAAGCGTCGACAGACTTAGAACTCGTCGACGACATAGGCTGGCATACCAAACGACTTGGCGATGACTTCGTCATTCCCCTCTTCGTCATCCGCCGGTGGCGGCTGCGTGCCGGCGCCGGTGGCGGGTAACCCCGGCTTTGAACCCGGTTGGCCGCCGGCAGCCTGCGGTCCGCCGCCCGATCGATCGGCGACCGCGGGACCGGCTCCGGGTGGCATCGGCCGGCCATCGGTGCCGGGACCCGGCGGCGGCGAACCGAAGTCATCCCCCGGCGGCGCGCCTTCTTGCTGGTCCGCCGTCGGCTCCTCTCCCGGCTCGCCAAAGTCTTGCTGCTGTCCTGCCTGCCAGACGGCAATCAGCGTCGGGTTTAGCGGCGCATCTCCCCAAGCATCCTTGATCTTCTCCTCGCCGCGCGACGCCCGCAGCTCATTCACTGTACCGGATAGCTTGACCTCTTCGAACGACTGCTTCTTGTCCTGATCGTCTAGCCCGTTGAATGCCAGGACGTACTTGTCACCGAATTCCGATACGACGTAGTCGGTCAGCGTATCGGAGAAATAGGACAGCAGCGGCAATAGCCCCTTGTCCTTGGAGGAAGTCAATTTCTCTTCCGTGTCGCTCCCCGACAGCGAAGAATGACCCGCGGTGAAGCTCTCGAAATTGATCTCTTCCGGCCCGATGCCGTAGATCGCACAAATGATGGACGTCAGAAACGTCATCCACTTGGAGAACATCATCTCGTTCTCTTCGACGCCCAGTTTCTCGAACGCCGCCTTTGACTCCTGATCCTTGGATATCATCACCGGCAACGTCCATGCGTTGCTCACACCCTTGACCATGGCGTTCCAGTAGCGCTTGAACGCAGCTATATCCTGTTCGGCATAGTTGCCGGTCAGATGCAGCATCCCCTTCGGTATCGCGTTCGAGTCGAAATACTTGGTGTTATAGCTGAAGGCGTTGAGGAATCCCGTCACCACGCGGATCAGGAGCTCGGTCTCAGCTAGTCCGTAGCCGCCCACCAGCACGTCTGTACGCGGGTTGCGCGGCACGTAAATCAGATCTTCGTACGTGTACGCCGACCGGATTCGTCCCTGCACAACCTGCAGCGCGAAAATCTCATCGTCCCCCTGGTACCCCTGCTCCGAGCATAGCCGTATGGTCCCACCATCCACTGCATACAGTCCGTCAATTCCCAGGCTGCGGTCGCGCTTGAACTCGGTCTCGATAGGCATGGAGTCCAGCGTGAGGGTGTCGCGCACCAACTTGGCCATGAAGCCGGAGAAGTTATCGCGGCGTAGCCGCTGACGCCGGCGCGGGTTCGTCTCCCATCCGCAATTCATGAAGAAATTCTGCAATGACTCGATCGACTTCTGTTCGTCCTTACCGGGATGACTATCGTCATCCTTCAGGCGAATCGAGAACCCGGGCATGTCGTGGGTGCTGACATGGCAGAACCGCTGCACTTGGCGGATGCGCGTCATGATGACCGCGCTCAGGATGGGGGTCTGGTCGACCATATCGCGCATCGCGTCGAACGTGAATACGCCTGGCTTCTCGTAGTAGTCACCGTTGATGTGAACCTGGAAGTCGTCCAGGTAGACTGACTGCATGCCGCGGTCGTTTCCTTTGACGCGGTCACTCGGGAACGGGATGATATTTTTCTTGGACAGAGCCTTGTTGAGTGCCTGCTCCTCAAGGTCGTTCTTGATCCAGTCGATTACCGGAGTCAGTTCACTGGCCGAGATCATGTCCGACAGCGCCTGCGGCGCATGCGCCTTTTGGAGCTCGCCTAGCGCATCTATGCGCTCATTTATAGGCGCGAAATCGTTGAATGCAGTTTTTTCCACGGTTCATCCTGGCATCACGATGGCTGACAGGAAGACTTCAGACGATTCCCGGGAATTTACCCCTGAGAGCACCGGCAAACATCGTGGCTACCTGGCGGAACCCGTCGGGCCCCGGATGCAACTCGTTCGGCCAAGTACTGACATCGGTCGTCCCCTGAGTCCTCACGTGCACCAGATTGTTTTCTGGTTGAGAGGCCAAGTCCTCAAGCATGCTCGAGAAGTTGATCATGAGGCTCTTGACGATCAGCGCGCCATGTACGGGATCTGTCCAGCCGCAGTACTCGAGCGACGGCTTAAGCCATGGGCCCATGCTGTAGACGCCCAGGATGCTGGCCGCGCGCCCGCTCGGCACAGCGAAGTCATAATCGTGCACGAAGATCGGCGCGCCGGGCAACAGGTCGTCTCGCAGCGCTACCAGGTCTAGGTATGACGCCTTCACCATACTCACGGCATCGGCGAACCGAGCCTGGTTGATGGCCTTACACGGGTCATTGCCGACGTCCGCGGCATCGTTGAGCCAAATGCACAGCGAGTCTCCGGCGATGTCGTTTCCGCCGCCGGACATCAATATCGCGTCGAAATGGCCGTTTGACTTGTCCTCGATCGCCTTGACTATCATCTGCTGGCGCCCGTAGCCCATCTCTTGAGTCGATGTGTATCCGTAGTGCGCCAGGTTCAATATCGTCGGCGGCACCGCGCAGACCCCGGGAAGCTGCGCAATCACATCGGTGTGCGGCCCGAATACCGACCCATTGAGGGGGTAGTCGAACCACGAATCGCCGTCGGCGAGAAGATTTAGATGGGTACCGGGCATGCGCGTCATCAGCGCCAACTTGTGATCGACGGTGCGCTTGGCAATTTCGTCGGTGATCTGCTGGTTACGGTTGGCCAGCAGCGCGGGCATGGTCGGCTTGCTGAATGGCCACATCAGACTGTCTCCGCGCCGTTGAGCTCGCAGCACGCCATGGGATCGACTCGAAAGCAGCCCATGCCGCAGAACCCGGCTCTCCCCTGACTGTCGGGCGCGTAGGCCGCCGACATGAAGGGGCACTCGTGGCAGCCAAACACCATGCCGAGCTTTCCGCCCTTGCGCACGCCGTAGTTCGCATGGACCTTCGTCTGGCGGTTTGCCTTGAGCTCGGGATCTCCTGCGAACAGATCCTCCCAGTGCTTGCAGCTGCCCGCCTCGCGGTTGATACCGGCCGGCGTGACGAACACGCACTTGTTGGCATCCGCCTTGTTGCAGCCCCCGCAGTTGTAATCGCCCTTCGGGTCGAACGACCGCGGGTCGCCACATGTCTTATCGGCATAGAAGTGGGCTTTAGCAAACCCAAGTCGCCGATGAGCCTCCTCTAGTTCGTACTCGGGGCCGACCGTCTTTGGCTGTACGAAAAGACCGTCCTTGCCTCGCGGCAGAACGACAATCTTGCGGACGGGCGTGGGATTTTCCACGGACATGGCCTTCAGTAGGATCACTGGATGTCCTGCCGGCTCCATGCCCTCACGCACGCCACGACGTGGCCAGCCACGAAACTCACCAACATGGTGACGACGTAGCTCATGGCTAACCGTCTTTGTCCGTCAGCGTCAGGTCGACTATGTAGAACTGCCCCGGTATCACCTTGCCGAAGGCAGCCGGATTGTTGACGGTAAGCTGTAGAGAGCCGTTCGGCGTCCATTTAGACCACGACGAATTTACGGACCCATCCGGCCCATAGACCGCTCGCAATCTCATCTCTTCCTGAGAGACTTGTCCGGCCGTGTCAACAACGCGATTGACCGACTCGACCACCATCTTGGCGCGCATAGTGCTCATGGCTATACCGCTCCGAACGCCTTTGCCTCGGTGATCACTTGATTGAGCACGTTCGATATCTCGACCGCGACAGTGGAAACGGCCACACCCTTGCCGGTTGCGCTTAGGTACGCATTCGCCGACAACTCAAGAGCGGCTGCCAACTCCTGAGCCAATATCAGATCGGGACCGGGAAGATTAGCCTTGGCGATTTCCGCGTTGATATCGGCTTCCAGTGTCGCCATGGACGTGAGTGCCGTCTCGTCGGCTAGAATCTTAGTCGCGACGTCCTTGATCTTCTGGGCGCGCGCCTGGGCGGTCGCCTTGTTCGTGCCGACCGTCGCAGCTACCGCCAGGTTGACCACATCGGGTGCGAGTACCTGGACCGTAGGAGAATTCGTGAGTTTGGTGAGTTCCGCGCAGCCGCTAAGGCTTAGGAGCGGGAGCACCAGCGCTGCTGTCAGGAGCAATGGGAGCAGGCGGAGCGATCGGCTGGATAGGCGCATAAAGATTTCCCTCGGTTTTGGTGTCAGCATTGGCTGCATCGGCCGCTGCTTTGGTGAGCGTGAGAGTCGGCAGGGGTTTTGAGACGCGTCCATGTGCAATCCACGCCAATGCAACGGGTATCACTGCGTCGAGAACACCATTGACTAGCTGAACGCCCTGGTCAGAGGTGATGACACCAGAAAGATTGCAGTGAGCAAGAATCCTCGCGACGAGGATTGCGATGACACCCTGAAAGGTGGCGGATTTGTACCAAGGAGCGTGACTGTCCATGCGATTCCCCGATTGAGAGATCGCATCGTCGTGTCACGATGAAAATTCTAGGTAGGTTGCCCTCCAAAGGATTCCGCCTTTGGGTTGACGGCCGGGCCAGCCGTACCATTTGTCTCACCAGAGACTTATGCGTGGATTCGAACCACCCTCCCGTCCTTCCGAGCCTCGATAAGCGAGCGGGAGTCGAACCCGCACTTTAGGTCGGCGCTCAAGCGCCTTGTCCTATCCCTTGACGCAAACGATCTGCCGCAGATCGGCCACGATGTCGACCAGGTCAGATTGATTGGCCATTACGGTATCGATGTCTTTGTAGGCGCCCGCCATACGACTCCGCCGTATTGTCGGTCGGCTTCGTGGCGCGCTTGATGTGCTCGTAACTACCGGCCATCGTCATCTCCCCATAAGTTGATTCAAGCAGCGCTTACACGTGACGAGGTTCACATCGGCGGTTACGATGCGTGCCCCAGACTGTTTACATCGCGCCACGGGCTTTCCAATCGGCGACCCATTGGGCACAGCGTGCACCTTGGTGCGACCCATTTCTATTCCGCCGCTCCGGCGCTTAGATGCGGACATCGTCATTCCCCTTTGTTGAGTGCCTTCGCAATCATGTTCGCGTCGTCTTCCTCCATGCACTCACAAACCGGCTCGAATTCATTGTTGTAGTGCTTCTCCTTTCCCTCGGGACCCATCATGACAGGTCGGGTCGTATCGACCACTGTCGCCCCAAAGCAGCAATGTCCCGTTTGTGAACCTTCGACAACGATATATCTCATGATTTATCCCATCTCCGTGTCTGCATCTATTGACCCTACCTATTGATCATAAATGAGTAGCCGCCAAATTGCCACTTTGCTATCGTCTCTCGGTGCTATTCCCCGTACACAGCCTTGAATATGCCAGCGGTGAGCATCACTTCATCAAGAGACTTGGCTTCGCCGGCCGATACGTGACCCAAGGCGATACGACGCCGGAAATCCGCAGAGACCGCCTTCGTGAAATGATAATTGCCGGTAATTTGCAGAACACGACAATGTGGACAAGACACGGATCAGACGAAACATTCCGCGCGGCATGGGAACGCTTCTTTCAAGTCCCGTTCCATCTGGATGGCAGTCAGTAACTATGCCGATCGCCTACGACAATGGGTTCGCCACTGCGCTCAAGGGGCGCAGTGCTGACGAATGCCCATATGCAGGCCACACTCCCGGTAGCAAGCTCATGCGCGATCAGTGGATGGCCGGCATGCAATCAGGCATGGAGTCTATACAGCACCACGGCCGGCCCGGCGCTATGGCGCGCGCTGCTCAGAGCGTCGGCGGTAACCGGGGTAGGACGAAGGTTTGGCGGGTGCGCAGCCGTTACGCTAGAAACAGGATTCAGCAGATCCTTGCCGAGCACGACGCCAAGATGGCTGTTGATCGGGTTGGGGTGTCCCATCAGCCGCCGCATACCGTCTCGGTGGGGGAGTCACCGACCGATGCGATGCGGCAGACGGGACACCGCCACCGCCAGACTGGCGTCACGAACTACCTGGAGCTCCTTGAGCCTTCTGAATCGTCGAAACAAACTCGACCTTGAGCGCGAGTTGATGTAGGTTGTCCCGCATCTCCTTCCTGAACTCCTGAGCGTGTGCGTCGCGCCGCTCGGATGCCGCGGTCAACGCCTTCATCACTTCCTTGTTCTCCAAATGCTGGCTCTGCTGCTGATCTTTGTGCTCGCGCATGTAAGCGACCAGCTCACGCCTCGATGCCAGGGATGCCAACCTGACTTCCATCGAATTGAAATCCTGTTTGCGGACGTAGTCACTGGCCACATCCTCAGCGTATGCAAACGACTCCGCCTTTATCGCGAGCTCTTCTAGCTTTTTTGCCACATCGTCGTTCTTCTTGACCTGCCTGGTATAGGACCACCCAAGCGAGGCGTAGAGCAGCCCAAGTATCCCCGCTATAAAGCCTGCGAGCGCGTTCCAAACGGTTTGCGGGACACTTGCGGGGTCGGCTGCCATGATGCACTGTCGAGTCACGACAGCGGCCATTCGTCCGCCTTGGCCACGAATATCTCGCAGCCCGGATCCTTAGCCTGAACGATGAAGTTTCGCTCCCTACATCTGCCAGTAAGCGCCTCGAATGCCTCGCATCGGCCACACACGTCACCGGGCGGTATGCTCGAGTGGAACATGTTGACGACGCCAGTGGGCAAGCCTGGCATGTCTCGAGCGGCCGCCTCGGCTCTCTTCTCGTCGTGGTCGTTGCCGCCCGATGGTAAAATGAATTGGCCGGTTCCATAGGACCGTGCCCAGGCTACGTCACACAACATATTGGCAAAACTGAAATGCGGGTCTATACCGATCTTGAGTACGCGTGCGCGCGGTTTACGTTCATCATCCTTTTGCTCGACCACCAGCGCAGTCTTGGTAAAGTGGACGAAGACCCAGTCACGCAATATTGGGAGGCGCAGCGGTGCGCCGTCCGCGATTACATCCTGAATGAGGTCATCCGGATTGGGGAAGATGCACACCGAATCCCGTACTCGATACAGGGATGCCTGCATGCACTTGTACTGGTTCAGCGTCACGGTATGGCGAGTGCGCTCGTTCTCGGCGGTTCGACGGTCGGACTTAGTCAGGTCGTCGCCCCATACCATGAAATCGTCCCGCAGATCCGCATAGCCGGCCAGGAATACACGACCTGGAAATTTGTTCGCGAAGCGCCGCGCGTCGTTCACATTGGGCAACTGCTCGACAACCATGACCTGGACGCCATAGATGCGCATCAGATCGCCGCAGCGCGCGAATGGGTCGTTATCAAATACCGCTTCCACGTGGATGACAGCCTGCCTCCCGTCGGGCAGACGCTCCTTGATTATGACCGCGTTGAAAGAGCCCATCTGGTCGATGCCGCCAAACGTGAATTTAGCCTCTTTTTTCCACACGACGCCGGCTAGGCGGCCGGCCTCAACTGCGGCCATGCAGTGCGCCATGGTGACTGGCAGCTGCTCGGCATCGATGTATGGGCGAGCGAGCACGCGATTGTAAAAGGATTTCTTCTGGTCACCGGTCTTTGCCTGAGCCCAACCTTCCGCTGCCTTGCGCGGCGTGATACGCGGACTGACCGTGCGCGGGTAGAGGAATGATCGGCGTTTGGGGCCGGCGGCCGGATTCTTGACAACGAGCTCGCCGACTTGCGGGTCAGGTATCCACGCGCGGCACAGGGGGCACGTCCAGCAGTAGTCATTCAGCGGCGCGCCTTCGATCTGCCCTTCGTTGAAAGTGATCGACCGCTTGGGGAAGTTGCCGATGGGGTCCGAGAGGTCCGATAGCTCATTGCACGCCGAACAGCGCGTGTGCCATACCTCTTGAGTTCCCATCGTGTAGTGGTAGTCGATGTCTAAGTCCGGCATGTTTGCTGTGGATAGCATGAGCCGAAAGTCGATATGACTGTCGCCGGTGCGCGCGCTAGCTTTATCGATCTGGTCTAGCGTCATCTCCTGGACCTCGTCCAGCGTGACCATATCCATGGGTCGACTCTCGGTGGTCACCTTACCCGACGTCCATAGGAACATCATCAGAGAATCGCCGAGCACGCGCGTCAGCACGTTACCCTCGCCTATTTTACGCTCCTTGCCATCCTCGTCGGCGCGAGATACCAAGCGCCTATACAGCGACGGGACACTGCGCATGATGCGCATGAACCGGTGCTCCGATTTGAAACTCGCCGTGGCCTGATCTGGCAGGAACAGGCCGATATTGACCGGTGCCCACTTGATTGCGCAGTACACCGTGGCCAGAACTTCCCAAACCGTCATGCCGAGCTGCGTTGCCTTCATGCAGATGATGGTGAGGTGTCGCGCCTCTTCTGGCGTTGAGGGGATCGCATCGTATAGCGGTATCAGCGCCGGCCGGTCTGCCAGGCTAAACGGTTTGCCGTCGATCTTCATGCCGTCGGCACCCAGAGCCTCACACCACTGCCTGAACGTCTGGCTGCCGATCGCATTGATGTCGACTCGGTAGCCGGTCAGAACCTCGAGCTTATCGATCGCGTTGTCGAGCCCGCCGCGGTAGTCGAAGGCTGCGTTTGATTCTCCGAATGCCATATTAGCCGAATGACTCCACGGTCCCAATGGGCACCTTAGTGCCATCGGGCATAATCATCTCTACGGTGCCCCCACTGAATGCAGGCACCCGCTCCTTCCTCTTGAACGAAACCTGCACCGTGCCGCTAGGTGCCAGGCGAGCGCCAACGGTCGCTATGACATCTATCCCAGCGTCTCGCAGTGCCTTGTTTGCCACATCTGTCATGAGAATTGCCAGCACGGGAGTAAACGGTCTCCCCTCGTATTGCCGTAGCGCCTCGTACACGATCGTTGTTGGTTGAGCGTTCATGGCGGAAACACAACGTGAATGACGCGTAGCGCGCCAGCCAGATAGCCTATGAACACGCAGAAGGTGGCCCACATTACTGCCCCGACGCTCACGCGGCCTATCCCCAGGTAATGAAGTACGATCACTACCAGAGAGGCAAGTGCCAGTTCGTAGTTCATCGCGGCGGTTCCGGCTTTCGCATCCAATGTGTCGGATGCAATCCATGAGTACCCTCGGTACACGTCGACAGACGCGTCCAATCACCGTGATAATGGTTTGCTGGCACAACCCGGCTTCCTTCCGGCTCCGTAGGATCGTATGCCCATACGTGCTCTAAGTCGTTTGGCATACCATCGCTACACTTGATCCATTGCGGACCAGTGCCCTCGGTGATCTGCGCAGTTCCAGCCTTGCTCATACCGCTACCCCTTCAAAGCTTCTGATTGGTATTCCGTCCGCCGGCGCCGCGCATGGCTTCAGCACTCCCTCGCATGTAAACCCTCCTGGCAGTGGCCTGTTGTGGTGTTCCTGTCTCGAATACATGCGATCCACCGCGCCACAGTATGCGCATCTAGACCATGCCCGGATATCCGGTACAAGCGGAGTAGCGGGCGCGTGAAAATAGGTCATACAGCTACCCTCTCCACTACTTCCAACACCGGGGAATTTATTGATCTAAGTGCCGAAATAAGCCGATGCGCTGTCGACGGACTCTCCTGCGCGATCGTCTGCACCATTATCCGGTAGAACTCGGATTGTGCGTGGTCGCTCATCAAATCCCGATGCAGTTTGACCGCCGACGCCAGTATCGACTGCCGCCGCGCGACGGCCTTCTCGAATAACATGGGGTTGAATATTTCAGTCTCGCCACTCTTCCGATTGACCCGCATCGCGTACTTTCGGATCCGCTCGCAGTCGGCCAGCAGCGCGGCGACCTCGCCGAGGTAATTGACTGATACAGGCTGATCTGAGTCAGGCAGCGCCTCGAGCGCGCGCGGCGCCTGTGGGACGACAGCGGGCCCGGGCGTCGGCTCAGCGGGGAAGCCTGGTTCCTCGCTGAAGTCGAACATGCGGTCGGGGTCGAAGACGTCAGGCATGGATCACGTGTCAAACAAGTGAAGAATCGCCCGAGCACCCACCACTGACGAAAACCCAAGCATGAAACCCATGTCTTGGTGGTTGCTTATGGCGATATAGGCTAGCCCAACAACCCATGTCACCAGGCAGCAGATAAAGGCAATGGATTTGATTCTCATGCGACCGCCTACTGTGAGACGTTGACGTTTATGCGGCCGTCCAACACCTTGGGCATGACGACCCATATGTCAGCTGCCGTCACGTGGCCGTTACGCGCCTTGATCTCCGTACGCGTTACCACGAAGCCAGCGCACTCTAACTCGGTGACACGCTTGGCCATCTGAGCGCGTATCGTATCGAATTCGCTCATGTACCCGCCTCCATATTCTCGGTAATCGCCCTCAAGAACGTCTCGACGTCCTCGCTGTGAACGCCATAGCGGCGCACGACGTCGTTGAACTCCTCGAGGTCATGCGGGCGCAATGCCCACATCGGATTTCCGTCCCTATCGAACCGCGGCGCGCCGAATAGGTCTTTCGCCTGGCTCGCATGCAAGAGCTCGTGGTGCACCAGGATCTCTCGCTGCAGCGGCGTCGCTTCAGTCCAGTACTCGTAATCGAGCACGATAAGGAAGTCCGGCGTGCGGCCCAGCAGGCGCACCAGCATGTCGTCGAATAGGTCAGACAGGTCACCCTGGACGCCAGG